CATCAGCGTCAGCACCTCCCCCGGGGCTACCGAAAAGGCGACCTCCCGCAGCAGCGGCTGGCGTCTCACGCTCAGAGTCAGATGGTTTACGGTTAGCACTAGCGAAGTCCTCGTCGATAGCGGCCTTGTTAAGAGGGAAATTATTTGATATTACCGGGAAGAGAAGGAATTTAACGGGAATCCGCGGGATTACTGGCTCCACCCTGTTTGGGTATTTGATACCAGTCAAAGAGAAATTGAGCCGATCGGCAAAACTTTTGATACTGTTGCTTAAAAGCCTTCATTGGTCAAAAGGCGGTGTTTAAAACCAATTCTATCACACTTCAAAATAACAAGCCGGTTTTACCGACAGCAAACTTTAACCGGCCTTTTTGGTTGTTTCAGGAAGGTCTGTTTTGGCTATGCCTTGATCGCTCTCAGATGACCCTTTTTTCAGTTGCTCATTAAGCCTCAGTAAGCGCTCTTTCTCATCTAGACTCAGACCCATCAGTGTTCTGTCTGCTTCTGCTATTGAGGCAATAAGCCCCACCATGCTTCGCGCACCTTCTTTCAAACAATAATCGAGGACTTCTTTCTGTTCTTCAGGTCCCAGAGTATCAAAAATCATGTTCCAAGTGCTTTTGATTGGATCGATATACACGTTCCGCGCCTCTTCATTAGCCCTTACTTGACTCAAATTGGAATCAACACCAAAGGCCAGCCAGTCCAGTGTTACCTGCTCTTTTGATGCGATTGCTTGCATAGCTGAAAAAGAGGGTTCAGTCCCTCTAGATAGATAGTTATTAAGTGTAGAGAAAGATAACCCCCAATCCTTAGCTGCAGCCCTGACGCTGCGGTTTCCTACTAGCGATTTCAGTCTCTTGATAAAGCTTTCTTTTCTGCCTTCATCAAAAGCAATTTCATTTGCTTTTCCAGTAGCCATTTTCTTTCCCGTTTAACGCATTGATTATAAAAGAAATGATTCAAATTAGGTTCACCAAACCACATCAAGACAAAAGAAAGATTCATATTTGCTTTACGTGATGCTTATTTGGATCAATACTATTCCTACGGATAACCCCGGCGGATTACTCCGGCGGATAACTTTTAAGAGTAAACGAACTATGGAAAGAAATGAAGTGCGTGACTGGCATCGCATTGACATTGTCGCCGAGCTTCACAAGCGCGGCGTGACAATGCGCAGCCTTTCCACCAGTGCCGGGCTAAGCCCCGACACGCTGAAAAATGCGCTGGCTCGTTCATATCCTAAAGGTGAGCGCATTATTGCGAGTGCTCTCAATCTGGAACCCTCTTCAATCTGGCCAAGCCGATACAACAAGGATTTGTGATCATGTTTGTCACTGTGAATGAATTAGTTGGCCTTCCCGGTTTGCCAGGCACTCAGCAGGGGATTCGCGGAATGATGAACAAGCGGACAGCCGACGCGCCAACTCTTGTGCGCAAACGTCAGGGTACAAAGGCTTTCGAATATCACATTGACTGCCTTCCTGACTCTGCTCAGAAAGCGCTACGTGCTCGCCAGATAAAAGAACTGATGAACGGTTCACCGAAAGAGCTGCCTGTCGCTCCTGCTACCGCATCGACTACGCCACGCGCCAAAGGTGCCGAGGAGAGCAAAATCGCGGTGTACCGCAAATGCCCGGCGCTGATGGAGCAGAAGCTGAACGGTCTGACAGCAGCACAGCGCCAGACTGCTGACGCGCGTATGGCGCTGGTCGTTGAAGTGCTGCGCCTCGGTGAACTGCCGGGATACAGCCGGGCAAAAGCTATTCGCGAGATCGTGCGTCAGGCTCAGAGTGGTGAACTACCTGAGCGGCTGGCCGCTGCCGTCTCAATGGCGAACGCCAAAAAAGGTGCGTCACGGTCGCTGAGTGAAATATCACTCAAGCGCTGGGTGGCGGATTTTAATAAGACCCGCTCCGCAGCTGAACGTCTTCTTTTGCTTGCACCGGGCAAACGTCAGGTTGTTAAGCCGGAAGAAATTAGATGGTTGCCCGAGTTCCTGAGCTTTTATCGTCGCCCTGACGGGCGCGGTATTCAGGAGGCATACGATGATTTTGCTGCTGAATGGGCTGAGCGGTATCAGGATGATGCCCTGATGGCCGCAGCAATCCCTTCTTACGATCAGGTGTGTTATGCCATGAATAAATTACCGGTAGTGGTTAAACAGAAAGGCCGTATCACCGGAAGCGAGTTCCGCCAGTATGAGGGCTTTGTCCGCCGTGACTGGGAGTCACTTCCGGTTAATTACGTCTGGATTGGTGACGGCCACGGCATGAAGATGAAAGTCGCCCATCCTGACCACGGCAACCCGTTCTCGCCGGAGGTGACGTTTATCCTGGATGGTAGCTGCCGTTATATTGTTGGCTGGAGTCTGGCGTTGTCTGAAAGTGTGATAGCCGTTGCCGACGCCCTGCGCCACGGCATCAAAAACCATGGCAAGCCGTTCCTGTACTATTCCGATAACGGTGGTGGTGAGACCAACAATACCTTCGATGCGGAGCTGACCGGTATTCTTCCCCGCCTCGGAATTGATCACCGGCTGGGTATCCCTGAAAACCCGCAGGGGCGAGGGATTATCGAGCGCCTTAACCGTTCGCTGGCCATGCGTATATCACGCCAGTTCGCTACCTATTACGGCACCGGCGCAGACCGTGGCACCGTTCGCCGCATGACAAAAGCGCTGCAGTCGGCAACGAATGCAGCGAACAAAGGGAAGGAGCTGACGGCAAAACAACAGCAGACCCTGCGCGATCTGCCGTCATGGGAATCACTCATTGAGCACATTGAGGCCGGTGTGGAGTGGTACAACAACCGCCCGCATGAGTCTCTGCCGCTTCGTGGAGATGGTGAGCACTTCACTCCGGCGCAGTTCCGCCGCTATAAGCTGGAGAAAGAAGCGACAGAAATCGAGTGGCTGTCTGAGCTTGAGCTGCGCGAGATGTTCATGCCGCAGATAGAGCGTACCGTCAACCGCTGTGAGGTCCGTTTATTCAATAACCTGTATTACTCCGCTGAGCTGAATAACGAGCACAGTAATAAAGTGCTGGTTAATTACGATATTCACGACGCAACAAAGGTTGTAATTCGTCGTCTGGATGGTTCCTTTATTTGTGAGGCTGTCTGGGATGGTAATAAACAGCAGGCATTCCCGGTCACTGCTGAATATCACCAACGCCAGCAACGCATCAAAGGGATGCGCCAGCGTGGCGAGGAGAAAGTCCGTCTGGCCGAGGCTGAGAACGTCCACACCCTGCCAGCTCCGGCAGAGCAGGAATGGCTGCATGGCAACGTCTATCGCCCCACTCGCGGTACGACACCGGTGGCGCTGGCGGAAGTGGAGGATGCGGAATACAGCGAGGATGAATATCTGAATAACTCGCTGGATATTCTGGAATCAAATAAGCGTAAAAACGCGATTTAAAACCATTTAAATACCCTTCAAATAATGGAGTTAATTATGTCTGAGGTGAATATTCCCGATATTCGCGAGGTTCTGCGCAACCTTGTCGATGGTAACCGCTTTACTTTTGCTCAGGTTGCCCGTGAAACCGGCTTATCAACCGGTGTGGTCAGCGGCTTCATGAACAACAAATATGCCGGTGATAACGACCGCGTCGAGAAAGCCCTGCAGCGCTGGGTCAATAAACAGCATTCTGCTGCAGAACTGCCGGAGCCACCGCGCTTTATTGAGACCCCAACAGTTAAACAAATCTGGACAGCCTTTCGCTATGCACATCTGACAGAGTGCATCGGCGTGGTTTGTGGTAACCCTGGCGTCGGGAAGTCCGAGGCCGCTCGGGAATACCGCCGCAGTAACGACAACGTCTGGATGATAACGATCACCCCCTCATGTGCCAGCGTGCTGGAATGCCTGACCGAGCTGGCCTATGAGCTGGGTATGAATGATGCGCCGCGCCGCAAAGGTCCGCTGGCCCGCGCACTGCGTCGCCGTCTTGATGGCACTCAGGGCCTTGTCATCATTGACGAAGCGGACCATCTGGGCGCAGAAACGCTCGAAGAGCTGCGCCTGCTGCAGGAAGCCACCCGTGTCGGGCTGGTGCTGATGGGTAACCACCGCGTCTACAGCAACATGACCGGCGGCAATCGCACCGTCGAGTTCGCCCGCCTGTTCTCACGTATTGCCAAGCGCGTGGCGATCAACAAGACCAAAAAGGCCGATGTGGCCGCGATTGCCGACGCCTGGCATATCACCGGTGAAAAAGAACGCGATTTACTCCAGCAGATCGCACAGAAG